CCTCTTAATTGCGTTGCCATCTTTGCCAAAGAGTGCTCTCATCACACTTAATGTACATTCCAAGTACACTAAATGTAGGATAGTGTTATCTCTGGCAGTGTTCCTGTGACCTGACCACAGACCACATATGACACGGGCGTCACCATGCGGTGTGCGCATAAATGCTCTGTGATATGATGCTGCAACCCACCTCGATGCTGCTGCTTTGTCCCTGGCCCATCTGAAGGGAACCTTATCCCACTCATTGGCTAGTTTAATATCCACCTCCGCGAGCGACCTTAGTGAGTGCAAAATGTTGAAGTTGTCATAATCATTGGATACACGCCAAACGGGCTCCCCCTGGTCAAAGGCCACCCACTCCGCCACGTCTGATGGATCTTGTCTGAGCACCATCCCGCCGTGTTTGGTGGCTCCCTCAACCATGTATGATGCATATCCAGCAATCCATGCAGTGCAGTCATCAACTGCAAGAAGAGCTCTCTTCTTGAGTCCCGGCTCAGGTTTGGTTGATCCCCGTGCTTCACATCGCGGTGTCTGTGAGCACCATGACAGTAGGTCATCTTTGGTCATGACCTCAGCAGCTGTCGGCTTGGTGGCCCTCATTTGCCAGTCCATGTTGGGATCGGTGCCACGCAGTTCTTCTTTGATATCTGCACCGAGTGATGTTGTGCCATGTGGAGTGCGCGTCCAGCGCTCCTCCCAATGCTCGTCAATGCTGCCACCAGATGAAGCAAGACTACGTACAATCACCTGCGCGACTCTTTCAAGGTGGTGGTCCCTGTGCCTGCGGTAGCCTGGGCCACCAATCTTGCCGGTGACCGAGTCGTAGGCAGCTTTGGCAGACGTAAGGGTGGTACGCTCATCGTGCTCCTTCTTCCAGTCAGCTTGTTCTTGGGTGCGACCGCATAATGCAATAAGCTTTCGGAGATCAAAGACATGTTCCCATTCCGTTGGCCCGTCACCAAATAACTGCCCATACTGCCTTGCCTGCACCATCACTGGCTTGACGACATCAGGCCACTGGTCTAATGGCACCAAGTGCACAGGTAAACGGCTGGTAACCCATCTCCCGGCATTAGTGCGCACCCAGATGCACAGGGCAGCCACTGCATAAGATAATTGTCCGGCCTGGGCAAGCAGGGTACTATGCAAGAGAGCTTCCTTGTGCCAACCAAGGTCTTTAATGGTTCGCGGGGTGACCTTCTCCATGGACGTAAATTGTGG